GATTTAACCGCCTCTCTCTTAAGCATATCAATAAAAACTTGGAGGATTCTACTCACGCTTAAGCTTTTAATTCTTCGACTTTTTCAGAAATAAGCTTCTTGATTTCGGCCTTTACGATAGGGAGAATCATTGCAACAACGGCGTCGTCAATCTTGTTTTCTGACTTAGCCACTGCATTGTTGATTGCCACTTCGACAACGTCATCTAGTAAAAGGTTAGACAATTCAACAAGGTCAATGCATTTAATAGCTTTTTTGATTAATGGTTCCATAAAATATCCTTATTTTTGTCCCTGACGAAATTGCCGGGCCTGTTTTAGTTCTTGATACTCGCGCTCCTCTATTCTTATTAAAGATCCCTTAATTTCCTTTAGGTTTGCTGAGTTTTCGTAATTGATCTTTTCCAGGTTGTTTATCTTGTAATCATGCAACTTAACCGTTGCCATTGAGGCTTTAGAGTCTATGAAGAAGTTGAAAATGAAAACGATTCCTGGGGCGAGGATTCCGGTTAGTATCAAGCTGGCCAGTGCCATTGCAATTTTATAGTTTTTTATTACCCAAAACATACTCCTCCGTGAGCTTTATATTATTTCAAAATGTTCATATCCACGTTATTCGATACTCCATCAACCTTGCCATTATCAGCATATTGCCAGGCAACCATTGAACTCCACGGCCCTTGTTTATCGTCAGGCCTTACTGAGGTATAACGAGCATACCAAAGAGGATACTTAGCAAATTCAGGCCCAAAGTCACACGATTGGATTACTTTGTGATAGGTGTAAAACCACGGCTTGATTCCAGTAATTAGCTCAATATGAGACATAAACTTAATTGCATCTTGCTTATGAGACTTAAGATCATCCATGGTCTGAATTAGGCCTTTAATTGAGCATGTTTCATAATCAAGAGCTAGAATATCTCCTGGTTTTAACCCTTCACATGTCTTAATAAAATGATTCGCTTGTATGATTGGATCAACATTTGTTCTATAAAAATGATAGGCCCCTCTTTTGATTGCCAATGAATGTAATCCAAGCCATCTCTCTTTAAACTTTTTATCTGTGAATCCCTTTCCCTCTGTCGCTTTTAAGATAACAAGCTCCATTCCAATCAGTGAAGGCAGGCTAACTTTTTCATTGTGGTGTGATAAATCCACACATGCAGGATTGCTTGTAGGGGTATTATTTCCAGCTTGTGGGCTTTTTTTAAATACATTTTTTATCTTGCTAAAAATTCCCATTATTTTACGTCCTTGTTAGAATCCATTCTCCAAAATAAATGACCTGCTAGGATCCCAGCAAGGAATGGAATAATTAAAAAATCATGCGATAGGCTTATGATAACGCTGCTTATGGTTGCCTCTGCGCCTGCGCTAGACAGTACATAGACATCATAAATGGCAATGACTGCTATTAATGCCCCTAAGAATAGCAGTGTTATCTTCTTCATATTGATACTTCTTCCATTAACTCAGGAACCGTATATGGAACATTTCCGCAAATTGAGAAATCTAAATTTACGTTATTTTGTAAATTTACTCCTGCCTTGCGAGTGTAGTACTCAACCCAGACTGATTTAATCCATGCTTGAACAGCTGTACATTTAGGCTTTTGAGCAAGGACACCAATGGTAAGCAACCCAATAGCTGCACCACTGATTTGACCTGATTGAAAGTCATTTGCTGCCTTCCAGAGGTAATCGTATTTGCGTTGAAGTTCTTTTGCGCTTACTTCAGCGGTTATATCGACAATTTCAATTGTATATTCAGCTTCGATTTCTTCAGTCCAGGCAGGGATTACAATATCCGGTTGAGGGATAAACTCGTCCCACGCAGGTACTACTGTTGGTGCTTGTGGAACTATCTCGTCAAACGCTGGAGCCACGATTGGAGGTTGTGGAATTACCTCGTCCCACGCGGGAGTCACGTTGTCGTTTTCATCTATAGATTCTTCGTGATGAACAATAACGTCAGCAACAGGAGTTACAACCTCTTCATGGTGAACTACCAAGTCAGGATTTGGAGTGACAACTTCTTCATGGTGAATAACTAACGGTTCTTGGAAGTTAAATTGCTCCGGGTGATTGATAACGTGAAAAGGTTTTCCCCACGCCTCTTTTAATTCACACTCTTCAATCCATGCATCCGCAGCTTCCATTGAAGGTAAAAGTGATTCTTGAACTTGACCGCTTAATTTGTTTGTTACAAGTATTTTAATCATTCTAGTAATTCCCTTGGCATATAATTGTTCCGTTTGTATCAGCAGCAGCGAGTGACACATTTAATGTGTAAAAAGAAAGAGTAGAGCAGCTTGAACACTGAAGAAGTGGAGCGTTTTGAAAAAGACCTACGTTTGAACCTGGGACGTTTGCATTACCAACACACTTGATTTTTGCATAGGTTCTTGGAAGGTTTATCGTATAAGCACCTGTACCTGTTCGTGTAATACTTGTTACAGCAGTTCCGATTTGATCAAGGAAAGAGCAAGGTGAGGCAGTACAAGCAGTCGATGCGTTTGTTGTTCCATAGCTAACGGTAAATGTATCTACTGCCTGGTTGGCCGATCCAACTACGCCGGGGGTTTGTCCGTATCCAGCTATTGCTGCAATCGCAAATGGTGCTGCTGTCCAACCAACAATTGGCACATCAAATTTAAAATAAACAGAGTCTCCTGTGGCGAATGTCATTGGCGCGGCTTCGGTAATTGCAGCCTGCGCAGAGCCGTTCCAATAATCAAGATTCACAGTTGTCGAAGAATTTCCTCTTACTTGTCCTTGCCCTGGATATGTTCCGGCACTTGAGTCAAAAACTTTTGTTATACCGTATGAGGTTCTTCCGTTACCAACTCCTCCAGGAACCTTTGCAACATCAATTACAAACCCAGATGGAAGCGTAATTGTTAAGCCTGTTGCAGTAGGAGCGCCAGTTAAAAGAACCATCCCTTCAAAATATGCTCTGTCTCCGTACCTAGTAACTGTTCCCGTTACTGTTGCATTTGAAACCCATGACATAGTATAGGCCGCTGAAGTTGCAGCGTAGTTTTGATTCTGAACTGAGTAAACTGCGTTTGATGCTGTTAAGTAATCGACGCCTTGTTTTTGGCAGATAAGATTAAACGGGATTGATCCTGAATCAGCTCCCGTTGATGAGTTAATCGTTCTTACGCTGACACTGCTTGATGATACCGAGGCAATGTTGGCAAGAATTGTACTTCCTCCAGCGTTGGTCTGAGCGGCCACGCAGTTTGGTGCTACTGTAAATATACCAGATGTAAATGTACAGACTGTTGGGTTAGCGGCCGAACAGTTTCCAGATATAAAGTCTTTATTTTCCAAGGTAACAGCGCCCGTGGTTGATACCACGTTCGCACTGTACATCATATCAAGCTGAAGATTTTGTAAACTCGGGTCATAGGTCGCGTGTGCGACATTAAGAAAAGCAAGTAATAGTAAAAATAATAGCTTCATTATGACTCCACTCGAATAAATTTAATTTTCCCATCAATAATCATTCTTCTTCTTCCTTTATTTGGAGCTGGTTTATCTGGGCTGAAAGAACCAGAGTTCGCCTTACACACGCCAACCGTTCCAGTGTTCCACGACTCTCTTCCTTTTGTTTTTTCAGATATTTTTCTTCTAGTTTCTTCTGAAACAGCGTGCCCCATTAGCTTTTTGCTAGAGCTCTCTCTTGCTTCTTTTGTTATAATTCTTCCCTTTAGAGAATTGCTTCTTTTTACCCTTGTTTCATCGGAGCACTTGTGACCACCCGGGCTTATGTTGTATCCATGTTTTTCATTGGAAGAATCGTATTGAGCAATCCAAAAAATTTCTTTCTCGTACATTTCATCCACGTTATTGGCGACGTCTATTTGTTCAAACACAAAGTCGACAAGTTCAAACTCTCTCATTTTTAAGATGAAAGAGTGAATGATGTTTCTTTTTGACTTATACTCTGCCTTATAAGAAGCAATTCTTTTTTCGAGCGACGTCGTAGTGCATCCGACATAAACCATTCCATTAATTTTATTAGTTGCTTTATATATAATCACAAAATATCCCAGCCACTTCCGTTTGACACGACGGTTAAGTTTTTGTATTGAACCCCAAGCGTTTGCGTAGTTACTCCGTCAATTGTTTGCGAAGAAGTCGTTGCAATTGTCACTGCGTTTACAGAAGAATCAATTTTCTTAATATGAAATACTTCACCCGTGTTCCCAACTGCCGTTGGAAGAGTGATTGTGATTGCCCCTGAAGTTGCATCACCACGAATAATATCGTCTGACTGAAGTGCCGTATAGTTAGCTGTTTTAGTCGCTACGTTTTTATTATTTGTAGTTGTCCACGCAGTCCCGTTGTAAAAGCTAATCCCTTTCATGTTAGTATCGTAAACAACCATTCCTGCAGTAGGCGATGCAATCGCGTTCTTTTGAGCGGTTGTCATACGTGGTGGCATAAAAGCTTTAGTCGTAGAAACAACATCTAAAATTGCATTGGCGTTAGGAGACGACGTTCCAATCCCTAAGTTTCCTAAATAGTCAATCCTCATTCTTTCTGCATAAGCAGTTGTGCCTGTTCTGTGCCCAAAAACAATACTTCCACCTGCCGTATTGGATACGTTCCCGATAAAGGCTCTATTAACCGCGGCACCACTTCGAGATACAAAACTAAGCAATGCAGCAGTTGCGTCAGTTGTGTCTAGGTTTTCTATTGTTTGAAGTACGTTTGCAGGTATGGCAAGTGCCCCAGAGATTGGTGTATATGCAGTTGCATTTGTAGTTGCTGCATGAATAAGAGTTCCAGGAGCTGATGTACCTATTCCGACATTTCCACTTTGATCAATTCTCATGCGTTCAGCATTTGTCGTAGATCCTGTTGGTGTAGTCCAAATGGAATAATAACTACCATGCCCTGTTCCTGACCAGGCCTCAGTTGTTTTAGCTAAAACAAATGCACCTCGCCCATAGGCTGAACCATCCCAACCATAAAAAGCGTTATATCCCAACTCAGTTCCAGAGGTTAGTGAAGCTGTCGCATCTCCAGTCGTTCCTCTTTTATAAACACTAAACCCACCACTAAATATAGAGGCAAACTGATAATAAGCGGTCATTGCTCCAGCTGAAGTAATTGGTCCATTTACATCAAGAGTGGTTGAAGGTGCTGTCGTCCCAATCCCTACGTTCCCTGAAGTTGTCATTGTAAATAAGTTATTCGAACCTAAGTCCGCATTGGTTCCGATCTTGAATTTATCTGAGTCCGAATTATCAATACCCATTGTATATCTTTGAACGCCCGTTAATAGGAAGTGAGCCAGGGCATCCCCTGTTCCAGCTTGTTCAATTGTTAATCCGTTTGAGTTACCTGTTCCTGTGTTTGATTCATATAACTGCACAAGTGAGCTTGGAGCGCTTGTTCCAATCCCAAGCTTCCCATCACCGCGAAGTCTCATATATTCAGTATCGCTAACAAACCACTTATGTCCAAAAGCAGATGAAAGGGCCGTCCCTGATCGATAAGTTAAATACCCCTCTGCTCCGGTTGGGCCTAATCCAAACCCATAAGCAGGAAGCCCAGACGTGCTATTAACATTATGTAAAGAGAGCCCTACCGTTTCGGCCCCGCCAGAATGGAACCCTTGCAAGTTCAATAAAGACAAGGGAGCTGTTGTCCCAATACCAACTGAGCCGCCGGTAAAACTAGCTGCATAGTTATTAGTTGCTCCAGTTGTAGCCGCTACATTTAAACCGTATGAGTTAGTGATATTGGTTACGGCCGAAGCTGGAACCCATAAAGCACTTGAGTTTGTTATCGTCGCATTCGTCCCACCATTTGAAGGGCCGTCAATTACAAGTGACGCTGCATTTGTAAGTGTCGAAGCTCCAACGAACGAATGAGTGCTTGGTGAGATTCTAAAATCTCTTTGAGTCGATAATGTTCCAGTTGAGTGTTGCCGAGTCTGTCCCATGTTGAAATAAACATTCGGAGCCTCTGTGGAAGCCGTTAATGTCGTATCTGCTGCACCAGTAAACAAAAATCTCGTTGTAGCTGCTGTTGTGCTTGTAGTTGGAGTAAAAGCGGTTGGAGTTCCTGTAAAGGTTTTTGCCCCCGCTACGGTTTGTGCCGTTGTTAAGTCAACAAAGTTCTGAGTTGCCGATCCTGTCCCACCGTTAGCGACTGGAAGGATTCCAGTAACGTCAGTTGTTAGATTTACAGGGCCAGTCTGGTTCTTTGTCCAATCTGTATTAAGAGCACCAGTCTTTAAGTAAAGATCCCCGGTGGTCAAATACATCGCTATTGACACTATGA